TCCCCTTATAACTCTTATATTCTTCATGGTCATCTGACAGACCCATCTGATATAAATTGTAAAACCAGTTCTTACCTTTGGGGGTTGATAGGAATAAACACTTCTTCCCCTTAACCAATAATGTAGGTCTTATGGCTTCTGTCCATGCTTCTTCTTTGATAAAAGCAGCCTCATCAATAATACAGTAATCAATAGTATAACCTCTAATATTATCGTAACGTTCTGCACTTCTGAATATAACCTCTGAACCATTCTTCAACGATATTATGTTTTCTGAGTAATTACAACTCTCAACAATCCCCGTATCTACTAAGGCTTTGAATAGTTCCTTCTGAACTTTGGTGGTTTGTGAATATACTGGTGATACCCATAGTATGGTTGATAATGGGTTATTAATTGACCAATCAAGTACTAAGTTCATTGCTAGTAATGACTTTCCTGATTGTCTTCCTATTGCAACTACGTGGTACTTATGTGGACTTCGTATCCCCTGAATAATCTCCTGTTGCTTCTTCGTCGGTATTATCCCTATTAGTTTCTGTTCCAAAATCAAACACTACTTTAGTTAATGGTTTATCCTCTCCCCCTGAGAGTTCTGTTCTTTGTAATTTAGGAAGGATGAAATCTGAATACCTTTCTACAATTGATAACGCTTTCTCAGGGTTGTCTTTTGCAACTTGCTTCAACCACTTCTGAATGTCAGGTAATGACGACTCTATTAAAGCCTGAAATGCATCCCTAATCTGTTCTGTAGTTAAGTTCTTTGACCCCTTAGGTCTTCCATTGGGGTTTCCTGATTGTCCTTTCTTAAATGGCATTGTTTCTCTTGTAGTTATCAATAAATAGAATTATTTATTCTTTTATTTCCAAAATCACAATACTTCTCATTCAACTCATATCCCCTAAACTTTCTTTCCATATCTTTACAGGGTAAACCAGTTGTACCAATACCGGCAAATGGGTCTAATACAACATCACCAATATCTGTTAATAAGTTTATAAAATATTCTGGTAATTGTCTATGATATGGTGCGGGGTGTTTGATATGATTATCTCTTGCCGCACCTGCTGTTGAAAATCTAAACACATTATCAGGTCTAACTCTATCTTTAACTACAGGGTCTCTTTCAACATCATAAAGTCTAACACCATCTATAATATTACCTTGTGGTTTATATAATCCATTTCTTTCAAACCTTTTTTTTGTTTCAATATTAGTATCTTCCAATACTCTATCCATATAGAACTTTAACTCTTTTTTGTTTTTAACAAAATGAAAAATAAACTCTGTTGTATTTCTAAATCTTTTCTTACCCCCATTTGGTATACCATTTCTTTTGTGCCATATATAAGTGTCATAAAACTTTAATTTGGTTTCCTTTTGACTTCTATATATCAATTCATAAATAAAGGGGTTTCTAAGTCCATTCTTGCAATTATCGTTGATGTTAAGTATGAAACTACCACTAGGTTTTAAAACTCTCTGTATGTCGTTAAAAAGGGGTAATAACCAATCACAATATTCTTGTGGTTTTTTTATGGATATGTTCTTTCCATAATTTATTATATCAGCATAAGGGGGTGATGTAATAACCAAATCAACTGAATTGTCTGGTTGTTCTTTTATTAATTCAAAACAATCTCCGTGTAATATCATTAGAAGTATCTTTTTGCAATTTCTTTTATTACGTTGAGGTGACATCCCCCACAACTTCCTAATCTTCTATTAGAATTGAATAAGATATTATATAACCGGTAAACCTTTCTTAAGTCTTCTCGGTCTTTCTTACCATAGTTAAAAAACCATTGTCTATTGTTTCTTACCCACTCTTCTAACTCTTCTTGTTCTGTTAATTCTACTGGTGTTGGTTTAGGTTTGTTCTTACTCCCCTTAGGTCTACCCCCCTTCTTTTTAAGAGTTATATTCTTATGGTCATTGTATTGTTTTTCTTCCATAACTTTCTAGTATTTTTGTTTTTAATATTTTTAGTGCTTTACTATCAAATTTAATATCTGTTGTCTTATCTGTAAACATTTTAGTTTTTATGTGTTCCAACCCCTCTTTGAAATTCTTCTTTATTGTTGTCCTTGGTATATTTAATCTTCTACTCATCTCAGCAAAGTTTCCTAATGTAAAGTAGAGTAATATTAACATCACATAATATCTCTCCCTATTTGTTCCCTTATACATCTCATCTAAGATGTTTAAGACCTCCTCTATTTGATTATCTCGGTCTAAGTCATACTCCACCTCCTTTACTTCACTAATCTCTCTATATTCAATGAAGTTTTGTTTCTTATATAATTTATAATGGTCAGAACTTGTACTTCTTGATTGGTTGAGGGCTACCCTAACTATGAACCATCGTGCTTCGTTATTCTCAATTAGTTGTTCAGCTTTTGGATGTTGGATGAATATCATAAGTACCTCATGAAATAAATCCTCCTTAACACTATCGTTCTCGTATTTGATAGCCCCCTTTATCCAACCTTTTATCTCTTCATAATTTTTGTTTACCCAATCGTTGACCATGTCTTATGTCTTACCACATCTCTAATGGTTGAAGGGTTACAATCATACTTTGCTGCTAACTTTGCAAATGTAATACTTTCTTTTGCTGCGTATTCTTCTCTTATCTTCTCTGCCTTTTCCATATTGAGTTTATTGTAACTTCTCTTTCTTATGTTTTCTGTCTGTGTAATACATTCTAAGTTCTCCAACCTATTGTCTGTTTTATCCTCGTTAATGTGGTTAATTTCCATTCCGAATGGTATCTTACCATTGAAGGTTTCCCATACAAATCTGTGTACGTATATTGCTTCTGTACACCCCCCTTCGTAGTAAGCCTTGAATTGTTTATATCCATCTGAATGACTATAAGGAGATAGTTTATAACCATCTTCATTATAGACGTTACCTTCTTTATCACAATTGTATTCCATTGTTATTTGTTTAATAGTTTATATCAATAAGTATTACCCTAATATAAAAAAGTCAATTTTCCAAATATTTTTTTTTACTATTTAGACTTTTTATTAACTGTGATATATTTATTGATGAGTTAAATGACTAACCTCGTTCTGGGGACTTATGAGGAACTGTCAGCATCGGAAATCTTATTACATATTACCCTTAGGGGGGCTGGGGGGACTTAACTACTGAGACATAGAAATCCTATATTTATTCTAGCTTATTATAAAATAATTTATATATTATTTGACTTTTTAATAATTGTGTGATATTTATTAGTATAACGATTAAAACAATAATACAAATGAGTAACACAAGAAAACAAGCATTTAGAAGAATGCAAGAACTAAGACAACAAAAGATTGGTACAACCAAGATTACAACCCCTCAACCTGTAAGAGGTAGAAGAGTTAAACAAGATGAAATCTATTCAGAAATGGTAGATAGATTTTGGAATGATGTGGAAAACAAGATGATTGATTTATCACGTTGGAATGGTGAAGGGTCACCTTGGTTATACAGAGAACTCGTAGACTAACGTCTGCCAATTATTAAGTCTATGAGTGGGGGATAGTTTATAGTTCTATCCCCCTTTTCTTTTGTCATTATCTAACTATTATATATTTGTTCATGTATTCTAGTAAGGGGGGATGTTCCATTTGTTATAATCGTTATTTTAGTATTTTCATTATCCCCCCATTTTTAAAGACCTCTAAGAACGCTTAGGGGTCTTTTTATATTTAATAGTATGAAGAACAATACATATATATTAGACAAGTTTTTATTTAGAGATACAGGAACAATCTCATTAGACGATTACATGATGGTGCGTCATTTCTTTGGACGTATAGGTTATGATACATCCAAGAATATTCATTTTCAATTTTGTAAGAAATATGGATTAAAGTACGAGGTTCCTAACGAGAGATGATACTTGTTCTTCTAACGTAGTAATTCTATCTTCAATAATTTGTATTTGTTGTTGTAACGTGTTTTTGTTAATTTCTCTGTGTTCGTGTATTCTTTTTGTTTGAGACATTAATTCATTGGATTAGGATTATCAGGAAGATTGTCCCCACATCCATAAGGTTTTGGTATATATACCCCATGGAAATAAGGATTGTTCTTATTTGGCATCATACCATCAGTACCAGGATTAAGGTATTCAGGGAACTGTTCTTGATTATCTCTAATATATTCTCTCGTTCTTTCACCATAGAATTGTGCAGTATCTTGTATTGACCCCCTAACATATTTTAGTGCAGTTAAATCAGTTGTTGCACTCTCTTCACTTGTTGGTGTTAAAATAGCCTTATTCTTTATCTTATAGTTCAATGAAGGAAATGCAAGATAAACTGCATAGTTTGCTAAGGTTGGAGCAATATAATCGTTTAGAAGGGTCTGATAATAACCTGTAACATTATCGTTAGTTATCTTAGTCTGTAATGCTTGATAGAATGTTGTACCTAAAATATCTTGTATGTAGATATCTTGTGCTTGAACAACAAAGGGAGTTAACTCTTGTGGTTCAACATTGTCATGTACTGCTGTTAATTTCTTTAATCTTGCTTCTGATATAAATATTACGTTACTCATAATTCTACGTTTTGTTGAAAGTCTAATGTTGATGGTATTACTTTAATTGATACATTCATACCCATACCACTTAATATTTTTTCAAGGTTCTTATTTACTGTTTTTTGTTTTGGTTCAATGACTGTAGACATGTAGTGAACATAAGCTACTTCCATCTCTTGTGCATTGTTACCTAAACCACTTGCTCCTTCTACTGTTAGTCCGACAAGTCTTGGTGAACTAATTCTATGTGCTGATAAAATACGACTTGCAATTCTCGTTTCTAAGACCACGTAATAGTCATCGTTAGCACTATCTACCGTTGATATCTGTGGAGCTAATTCTTGACCTTCTGAGAAGGTTAGGAAGAGTTTACCTGCATTGTTCTCAGATGCAAATGCTTCATTCAAATCTCTATGTAAAGTTCTCATCTCATCAGGAGATGGTTCACCATTGGGGAAATTAATGATAAGACCTGGTGACATTCCATTAGAAATATTACTGTTATGATAAACAGATATTCTACCATCAAGGTTAATGTCATTGACTGCACCGATGTAATCAGGTAGAGGATATAAGTCAACACCTGGTGAGTATTGGTAACAGTAATAGATTTGAGATGCGTTTTCCCCCTTAGTATTTGTTTTGTCATAGGTAGGATATTCTACTGGTTTATACTTACGTGTATTAGCCCAATTGGAAGAGTAGTAATAATGTGTAACCTCATCGTCTTCATTTATCTTACCTGACCTTACTTTGTCAAATGGTAAGTGGTATATCTCAGCAATCTTATCACCCCCTCTTGACCATATTACATTTAGTGAGAACCCCCCATATAATAGGAAATCATAACTAATCTTTCTGTAAATATCATCAAGGGTTTCTTCATCCCTGTTTACATATTCATCACCAATCATTTCAATACCTTCACCTACCATAGAGTCCAACTGAGAGTTGACACAAGTATTGTGAATTGCACTTGACTGATATAGTTCAATAAGTTTTTGAGGGTATAAGTTATCTTCACCATAACTAACCCAATCTTTACCCCTTACTTCTTTGAATGTAGGTAAATCAATTGCCGATAAATTTATTACTTTAATATTATTCATCCTCTATAATATGTATATTCTGCCCCGTCTTCTTGTATACGGGTTGCTTTATTTGTTGTATCTATTACATTGGTAAAGTCATTTATAACTTTACATAATCGTGTTATAAGTGGTTTTGTAAATACAGGTATAAAACTACTACCTCTTACTTCTAAATCATAATATCCTCCAATATCTTCTTTGTTAAAGTCTGACGGTAATGCTGTACCAAAACCATCTATATTACTACTATCCCAACTAAAACTAACATACGTGTCATTATCATCAACCTTAGTTAGTTTAATCCATAACATCTGACCATCCCATTCATTAAACGAAGTTGGAGTAATGTTTTTTAAATATTTGTTATTGAATTTGCTTTTAAAGAATAAAAAATAGCCTTCTTGCTCGTAACTTATGCTACTACTACCTTTATAAAAAACAAGGTTTCTACTGTCATCTGCAAAGTTAAATACCATATCTTGCTTTGTTTTACACCCATAAATATAGTTTATGCATTAAATGGCAAGAAAAAGGGGAACACTACGTTCCCCCCTTTCAATTATATAATGAAGTCTAAGTTTAACTAATGTTAAACTCAAACATAGGTTGCGGTGACAACCCTGTTACTTCAATGGTGATACCTGAACGGTCACCAAATGCGGTACCTGTTTCACTGGTACTAGCAGTGACAATTGCACCTGAAGTATTACCTAAAATCCAATATCTATCGTTAGCATCCTTGACAACTACAACGAGTCTAGTGTTCTGTCCTAAGATGTTGAGAGTGTTTAATTTCTCACCTTCTAAAGTGTTGACAACAAAACTAAGAACTGATGTATAGAACGCTGTGCCGTTTTCCTCACTAAACGCACCAGTTTCACTAAGTGAAGCTGATTGTCTTGGTTGTTGGAATTCAAACATACCGTTCGTTGTTAAGTCAGCCACAGATGTAATATCAATAGTTCCTCCCTGTGCGGTTAGAGCTGTTGCAACACCTGTAGTTGCTGTGATAGATATGTCTTGTCCTGTCGTTGAACCGATGTATACTGCTTTAACACCACCAAGTGATGAACGACAATCTAAAGTAGTACCGGTATTTAAAACACATGCCATATCTATTATTTTTTAGTTCTTAGTTTATTAGAGTTCTGCGACGAATAAGTTAGGTTCACTAACAGCAACACCTAATCTCCATCTCATAAGACCTCTCATCTCATCGTTATCCTGTGAATACCACAATCTGAACTGCTCAAAGTCTGAAGTCAAATCAGTACCCATGAAGAGAGCTGATTGTGGACCCATGTACTTCTTCTCACTTCCTACCAATCCTGATGAAGCAACAACTCTCACCTGTGTACCTGGTACGAAGATGTTAGTTGAACCTGGTTCAATGTGGTAGTAATTCTCTTGTGTGATACCTAAAACTAACGCTCTGTAGTTAGCAGGTGACAAGATTAAGATTAAGTCATCTTGAGTGTAAGCCTTATCTGGTAAAGCTGCATACATTGCTTGAGCCGCATCAACAGCAGTAATTGGTGTCCATGCAACAGCTGTAGCACCTGATACAGTTCCGTTAGCAACTGTTAAGATGTCAGTCAAACCTGAGTAAGCACCGTCACCATTGATTAGGAAGTTCTCATTGTAGTTATTCAACTTACCTACGAAGTGGTCAGCCAACAACTCCTCAAAAGGAATAGAAGTACCACCGTTGTAAGCTCCTGCAGCCAACTGTTGTGAGAAGAAAGTATCTCTCAA